GCAGGGCCCAGATCGCGTCGACCGCAACGGTGACGCCGTTGACGGCCGGCACGTCGCCGTACTGGCCGAGGAAGCAATTCGAGCGGATTGCCGCCTCGATCATCGATCGATCGAGGCGCAGCGGCGAGGTGGTGATTTGCCGATCAAGCCGATCGGCCGACATGGTGTTCATGCTGCGGTCCTTTCTGCGTGAGCGCATTCGGCGACTGCCGCGGTGATCCGGCGGACCGCCGTCGCGAAGTAGGCGGGGTTGTGCTCGATGCCGGTGAAGCGCTTGCCGGCGCGCACAGCGGCGACGCCGGTTGACCCCGTCCCCATGAATGGATCGCAGACGCTATCGCCGGCGACGTTGGTGATGATCTTCATCATCAGCGCGTCGGGCTTTGTGGTGGGGTGGTCGAAACGCGACAGGCCGCGCGGCGACGTGATGCGGCTGACCCGCAACAGGTCAGCCATGCTGCCGGCGGGATGATAGCCGCGATTCCACGCGTGGACGTAGAACTCGACGTCCGGCCGGTAGTGCTTGTTCGCGAGCGGTTGCGGGTTCGTCTTCTGCCAAACGCAGAGCGCATGGCGGTGAAACTGCCCCTGCACCAAGCCGAGCAGCTCAGCGAGCTGGTCGTTGTGCGCGAAGACGATTGCCGCGCCGCACAGCATCGGGTTGACGATCGCCATGTCGAAGCCGCGGTGCAGATCCTCCTCAACGATGCGGTCCATCATCGGCCGGCGCGCGCGGTACTGGCCGCCACCGGTCGCGCGGAACGCGTACGGTGGATCCAGCACGTCGGCATCGTGGAAGCCGAGCGTCGGGCGAATCGCGTAGGCATCTCCGAAGTAGGCCACGTTCCCGCAGTATCTGTCGCTCCGCGTATGCTCGCCCACGATCGAGGGCGAGAGCCGGATCCACACGAGCTACCTCGACGGCGACCAGCGCCAGGCGTCGGTTGAATGCCCGGAGTGCGGCCACCGCAATTTCCTCGAGTTCTTCCGCAGCGTCGACTGGCAGAAGGATTACAACGATCAGGGCGTTGTCATCGCCCATCACCCGAAGACGGCCGCGATCCTGTGCGAGGCGTGCGGGGTGCCATGGAGCGAGGGGCAGCGACTGAAGGCGGTGTCGGGGCCAACCGCGACGGTCCGCTGGCACCAGACCAAGCCCTTCTACTGCTGCGGCAAGCATCACGATCCGCTCGCCGACTATGAGGCTGCCTGGAAGGCGCCGGAGGAGCAGCGCTCGGCTGACCCGGTCGCGCATGTCTGGGATTGGTGGGCGGGCGACCGCTGGGCGGTCTATCGCGCGCGGTGTCCGGACTGCGGCACCTGGCCTGTCGATAACGAGCATGCCTCGTTTACCGCCGGCAAGGTCTTCAGCCCATGGCCGAAGGATGCGCCACCGAAGCAGGCCAAGAAGTGGCTCGATATGAAGGACGATCCGGATCAACGGGTCATCTTCGACAACACGCAGCGCGGCCAGCCACACCGGCGCGCATTGAGCAAGAACCTGACGGCCGAGACGCTGGCCGCGCGCGCCGAGACCTGGGCGGCCGACGTGCCGGACGGTGTCGGCATCATCACCGTCGGCCTCGATACGCAGGACGATCGCGTCGAGATGGAGTTCGTCGGCTGGGGCCGAAACGAGGAGAGCTGGAGCCTCGCCTATGTCGTCATCGATGGCGACACCTCGCAGCTGGAAACATGGGAGCGCGTCGACCAGCAGCTGCTGCGCACGTTCCGGCGTGCCGATGGCCGGCCGTTCACCGTCTCGGCCGCCTGCGTCGACTCTGGTGGTCACCGGACCAACGAAGTCTATGCCTTTGCCAAGGCCCGGCTCGGCCGCCACGTCTGGGCGATTAAGGGCGCCTCCGAGCGTGGCGGCAAGCGCGCGCCGGTCTGGCCGACAGTCAAACCGACGAACCGCAAGAAGTCGCAGTTCCGCCCGGTCAGCATCGGCACCAATGCCGCGAAGGATACGTTGCGCGGCCGCCTCGGCGTCGAGACGCCCGGCCCGGGTTACATGCACTTCGACGCCCGCCGCGAGCTGGCCTGGTACGAGCAGCTGATCGTCGAGCAGCTGAAGATGAAGATCCAGGCCGGAGTCCGGATCACCTTTTGGGATTGCCCCAAGGGCAAGGCCAACGAGGGCACCGACTGCCGGATCTACGCCTATGCCGCGCTGCAGGGCCTGATCCACTTCGGCATGCGGCTGAACGAAGAAGTCGAGACCGCCTCTGAGCGGTACCGCGACGCACCCGCGATCGCGGACGAACCAAAGGCAGCGCGCTGGGGTGAGCCCGACGCCGGCGCTGGCGGATGGATTGGCAGCGCCGAAGGCAGCTGGCTCTAGGAGGTGACGATGGCGTTCAGCCAGACCGACGTCGACACGCTGAAGGCAGCGATCGCGAGCGGCGCAATGCGCGTCCGCTATGCGGATGGTCGCGAGATCCAGTACCGATCGCAAGCCGAGCTCGAGCGCGCGCTGTTCCTTGCTCAGGGTGAGGTGGCCGGTCAGGCCGTAAAGCCTTCGCGCAGTTTCGTGGTGGGCTTCTGATGAACTGGCTGGACAAGACGATCGGCTGGTTCAACCCGCTCGAAGGTAATCGCCGCATCAGCGCCCGCATGGCGATGGATATCAAGGGGCGCGCCTATGACGGCGCGAAGCGCGATCATCGCACCGCCAGCTGGACGACGCCCGGGTCGAGCGCCAACACCGAGGCCGGCGCCGGCGAGGAGATCGTCCGCAACCGGTCGCGCGATCTTATCCGCAACAACGGCTATGCGCTCCAGATCGTCGAGACCTTCGCCGACCACGTTGTCGGTACCGGCATTGTCGGCGCGCCCACGGGGCTGAAGGGCCGGAACGCCAAGACGGTGTCGGCCGGCTGGCGCAGCTGGTGCGAGGCCTGCGATCATGACGACGACCAGGATCTGAACGGCCTGGTCTGGTCGGCCGTGAAGGGCATGGCTGAATCGGGCGCGGCGATCATTCGCTTCCACCGTCAGGCATTCGACGGACGCGCGACGATCGCGCCGCTGAAGCTCCAGGTCATGGAGCCCGACTTCATCGACGTGGTGAAGACCGGCACCACCAGCGAAGGCGGCTACATCGATCGCGGCATCGAGTACGACAGCAAGGGCCGCAAGGTCGCCTATTGGCTGCTGCCGGCGCATCCCGGGGACGTCGCCAGCTGGCGCGGTCATGGCATGATCAGCGAGCGGGTGCCGGCCAGCGAGGTCGTTTACCTCTATAACAAGCTGCGCCCCGGGCAGGACCGCGGCATGCCGCTCCTCGCGCCGGCGATCATGACGCTGCAGGATCTGCGGAGCTATTTCGCGGCCGAGCTGGTCCGCAAGCGTACCGCGGCCTGCATGGTCGGCGTCATCACGACGCAGGACGACGACCTGAAGATCGGGATCGATCCGGCGACCAAGGCCAGCAAGACCTACGGCCCGCAGAAGCAGAAGTTTGAGCCGGGCATGTGGACCCGGCTGCTGCCTGGCGAGAACGTCGAGTTCAACACGCCCCCGGCCGACTCAGGCGTCGACGCGATGGCAACGCAATACCTGCGCGAGGCGGCCGCGGCGGCCGGCGTCATGTATGAGCACGCCACTGGCGACTTCAGCCGGGTCAATTATTCGTCCTGGCGCGCCGGGCATCATGGTTTCCGCCGGCGGATGGAGCGGATCCAGTGGCTGGTGGTGATCCACAAGCTGCTCCGCGTCATCGCCCAGCGGTACCGCGAGGCGGCAAAGGCGGCCGAGCTGCTGCCGGCGCAGAACTTCGGCTGGCGCTGGACGCCGCCAGGTTTCATCTCGGTCGATCCCTACAAGGATGCCCAGGCGGATCTCGCGAACCTCCGGATGGGCAAGGTGACGCTGTCGCAGCTCGTCGAGGAGCGCGGCTATGATTACCTCTAGTTCCTGTCGCAGTTCGCCGAGGATCTGGCCAACGCGGAAGCCGCCCTCGGCGCCGGCGTGATGTTCGATGGCGACCCGCGCAAGGTGCTGAACGTCGGCACGCCTGCCAAGAGCGGCCAGGACAAGGCCGATACCGACACCGCCGGCGCTGACGCCGCGGCCTGACCCCGGAGACACCTATGGACCCCGAAAACCCCGCTTCCGCGGCCGAAGAGACGCGCGCAATGCCGATCGTCACCCGCGAGCTGACGATCCGCGCCGACACCTTCGACGAAGCCGAGAACACCGTGGAGGTCGTGTGGACGACCGGCGCGCGCGGCACCCGCATGGACTGGCGCCGCTGGGAGCTGATCGAGGAAGAGCTTTCCACCGATCCCAAGCACGTCCGTCTCGATCGCATCAACAGCGGCGGGCCGGTGCTAAATTCCCACCGGAGCTATGACCTGTCGTCGCAGCTCGGCGTCGTCGTCGACGGCTCGGCGCGCCTGGCAAATGGGGAGGGCACCGCCACGCTGCGCTTCTCGCGCCGCGAGGAGGTCGCGCCGATCGTCCAGGACATCCGCGACAAGGTCATCCGCAACGTGTCCGTCGGCTACCGCGTCCACGAGTACGAAGTCACCGAACGCGAGGGCGAGCGCCCGATCTACCGGGCGATCGACTGGGAGCCCTACGAGATCAGCTTCGTGACGATGCCGTTCGACGCCGGCGCCCAGACGCGCAGCGCAGAATCCGCGCAGGGCGGTCACCCCTGCATTTTCCGCCGAGCATTGCCGGCATCTACGGTC